TCAGTAACATTGATGTTTTGCGCAACTTGGTATTCATAACGCCGTGGATCGGGGCGGCCATCCTCACGAACAGGGTTGATTGCCCCTGGTGTGATTGGAGTGCCAGGGCCAAAAGGAACTGTTGAGAGCCAAGGGTTGCGTGGAAGCGGCGTTGAGTTACCGTAGTTCTGCGCGATTTGGTTCAGCGCATTAAGGCGCATCTGTTGTTCTGTAAGAGTCACCGAACCTGCGGGCAGGTTTGGAGCCTTTTCCACTTGACCTTGCAGTAGTGCCTTTGCGATACGGTCTCTAAGACCCATGTGTATCTCCTTTACTGCTTAAGCGTGTACTACAACTCTGTATTGGTTTAGGGTTGGAGCAACGGAGAACAACAGCGTGATTGTGTTAGTGGTTGCGTGGTTTACATCGCAGATGACTTCGGCATAAGAACCGCTTGCCTCGTAAACGCTAACGATCACATCTCTTGTTCCGAGGTTGTGTGTGATTGTGTAAGAAGTTGCTGATCCATCACCGACATTTGCCGCGTACTTGGATACAACAACTGTTGAGTCAATTGCTACTGTGTTTGTAAGGACCGAGATACCGTTGCCAGCGCCTACTGCTAAATCTGATGCCAAATTTAGACCTGAAGTTGTTGCTAATTTGATCTCAGCGCCGCTTGATCCTGTTTGCAGACCGTAGCCTGTGCGTGGTGCAAAGGTGAAGTTTGTGCCAGTTAGTAATACGCCGTTGGAAGCGGTGTAAGTTCCCGCACCTGAGAACTGTTGGAACTCGATAGGGTCGGTTCCGACTGTTGTTACTTCATCAACATTTACCCAGCCTGTGTTTGCCAGGGTTGAACCGTTGTCTACAAATGTAAAGTCACCACCAGCGATTTCAGTTGGTGTATCAAAGTCTGTAGCACGAGTAAGCACCCAGTTCGTTGATCCGCTACCCACGGTTGTGAGTGTGTAGATACCGTTGTGCGCTGTGTTTGTCTGCAAGCGAACAAGGATGCGATCGTTGAGGCTTGGTGTTGTGCCATCAGTTGTGAAAGCCGCTTGTGTTCCTGCGTTTGTAAGAGTTGCGCCAACACCGCTTGTACCGTTGCTATAGGTTGCGTTGAGGTTTGCAGTTGTTGCCGCATAAGAAGCCGCGTGGATGTTAAGACCTTGAGCAACATCATCTACATATTGTTTGGTTGCTGCATCGGTGCTTACTGTTGGGGTCGCAAGAGAGGTGAGTTTGTATCCACCCATGTTGAGATCTGTAGTTGGTGCAAAAGCGTGGACATGATCCTCTTTAGAAGGAGTTGTTGCAGTTCCAGCAGAACCCGCTGCACCTGTGATTGCGTTCGGTGTTGAAGTTCCAAGCGCTGGTGTGCCGTGGGTGTGATCTGCACGAGCATAATCGGTTGATGTTCCGTTGCCGCTTGATGCACCGTAAGAAGTCTGCGCAGTTACAGTTCCAAACTGGTTAGTTTGCGCCCAGGTTGATCCATTTGAATAATAGAAAAGATAATTGTCGGTTGCGTAGTAGATAGTTCCAGCGTCAACTGATCCCGCAGCAGGGCGTGCAGCGAGAAGTCCTGATTGAACTGCGTTGCCTGCTACTTCCCAACGAGTGCCGTTGTAAATGTAGAGTTGATTATCGCCTGTGTTGTAGTAAATCTGTCCTGAGTATGGAGTGGCTGGCGCTGTGGCAAGGTTCTGAATTACCGCATTCTGTAATTCGTTCTTGTTGAGGTCAATCGAGACTAGAAACTTACGGGCCATTTATTTCTCCTAGATCACATAGGCAGTGCCGCTGAAAGCACTGGTAAAGGTTATCACCATTTGACTTTTGCTTGGGTAAGAAAAGGTGCCTTCGCATTGTGTTCCAGCAGAGTCAAGAACGACCGCCGTTGGTTCACCGTTTAGATTGTGGTTAATGGTCCACACCGCGCTTGCGATCGCTTGAGTGTGAACATAGAAAATCTCTCCACCGCCTGGGCCTTGCGGTCCTGGAGATGAAATTACAACTGTTGGAATGATTGGCTGGATGATTACTGCATCATCACTCATCGGGTTACCTCCGCTGATACTACGACCTGGCCCTGTGCCAATCGGTAAACAATTCCGCCTGTAGAAGTTATCTCGATGTCATAGTAGTAGGTTCCAGGAATGATTGCGCGGGTTTGCGCAGCCGTGGCCTGGACTACCACCGTTCCATCGGTTGGCGTTGGGATCGTGATGCCGTTGCCGCCCGTTGCCAAAGACAAGACCGCTGTTGGGTCCTCAGGAAGTGATCGGATCTGCAACGCTGCGGTGTAGCCAGTCAGATTGATCGGAACCGTGGCGATACCGCCTGAAATGTAGATGCCTGTTGCTGGGTTGGTCACCGTAAAAGTGGAACTTGTAACGCTGGCGATCGTTGCAGCCTGGAAGTTATATTGCGATGGCAACACGCCTGAGATGTTTACGGTTTGTCCGCCAAAGAAGTTATTAGCCGCTGTGAAAGTTACAGTTGTTCCGTTGCCTGAGATGTTTGTAATCGTTGCGGGTTGTTTATATTGAAAGTTGATGAACCAGTTAGCGCCTTGGTTGATTACGGTGTTATAAACGACAGACATTTCACTCCTTCGGCACTTCAGATTGCGTAGGTTCAATCATAGCGCTTCCACATTTAGAACAATGCGACATTGACTTTGGCATTGGCAATCCACACCTTGGGCAGAAGTTTGCCAACGCGCCAAAGTATGACGCAACGCTGCTCTTGCCAAGTAGATCTGAAAAGGCCTGAACCAAAGCGTCAATGCGATCGGGAGACTTTGCATCTTGCGGGGTCCAAATAGTCATCTGATCCTCGAGCATCGGATACTCACCGATGTGATGAATGCGGCCTTGTTCATACATCGCAGCAACTGGTTCGGCCCTGAGGCGCTTGCCAACATGGGCGCGTATTTCACGGATCGGTAAGCCCAAGCGCACCTGCTTTAACACGGCACTCACCATGTCGCCGCCTTGGTTTACTTCAACCAAAATGCTGTCGGCTTTGTGTTCATCAAATACGGCCACGGCCTTGCTCGCCCAATCAAGCGGTGATCCACGGAATGAATAGTCGCCCAACACATAACCGTGACCCGAAGCATCAGAACCGCACACAATAATTCCAGTCTCATCGCTCTCATCGGTATTAGTTACAGCAGGGTCGATCGACACCACGATCCGTGACAACGGTGGGGCCTTTGGCAAGCGAGCGCGTTCAATCATGCCCTTGGTCCAAAGTGCGCCTTCGACATCCTCTAGGATTTCGCCGTACAACTCCTGACGGCCCAGGCGTGTGCCGTTGTATCGGGCCTGGAGTTCCAACAGGGCGGCTGGGGCAAGGTTGGCTGCATTATCAAAGGTTGAACCGCGTGTGACCACGACAGAGCCGTCTGTGCGGCCCGCTAAGGCCCGAATGAGGGGCGTTGGCTTGGGGGTGGTGGTTACGATCACCCGAGGGTGTTCTCCCAGGCGTAGGCCAAACTGCAATTGATCCCAAGAGTCTGAGTATCGGTAAGAAGCCAACTCATCGCACCAGGCTCCGTGATGTTGTGGGCCACGGAAGCGCTCAGGTTCATCGGCAGAAAATAGTTTTATTCGGGAACCGTTGTTGAGAATGATCTCACCGTTGTTGCGGTTCCAAGTCTTGAGCATTCGGTATCTACGCAGAACGCCTAGAATTCCTGATTGACCCTCGGCGCAGGTATCCCTGGCATCACCGAAGGTCGGGGCCACGATCGCCCACCGAGTCATCGGTGCTTGGATCGCTTCCCACGCCAACCACTCCGCTGCTGTCCTCGTCTTGCCCGCTCCGCGACCCGCCATGTAAAGCCAAGTCTTCCAACTCCCCTGCGGTGGCAACTGTTCCGCTCTCGCCTGTTCCACTTTCCACTTCCAACGGCTCGCTGCGATCCACTCCTCGGATGAGATTGACGATGCGCTCGATGTCTCCGTCAATGTCCCTGGTTCCGTCATAATTCACCACCTCTGCTTGGATGCGTTGTGGGGCATCTATGCCCACCAATCTTGCCCTTCTTTCCATCAAACGGATAATCGTACCGATGGCTCGATCATCACCTTTCATAGCCCTTGGCCATAACGCCACCTGCATACGATCCAAACGGTCCAACTCTTGCCAGCGAAACTCCTCGGGCGCTTGGGGAAGGTTGCGCGTCATTATCCGTTCCAGCGCTCGCTGCGCACCTGACGGCGTTGCGTATCCCACCTCTTCGGCTATGCGCTGAAAAGTAAAACCCGCCCTGCGCAGTTCCAGGACCTTTGCTTCTTTGGCCTCAAGTTCCGCAGCCTTCTCCTCGGGTGTCGGAACGGCTAATTCTGTAATCTTTTGCTCGGCTTCCTCCATCTTTTGCTCAAGTTCCAGGCAAAAGTTCTGCCGTCTTACCTGTGATGCGTTCAAAGCGAGCAATAATTACATCGCAATACTTCGGGTCAATCTCCATCACCCTGGCACGCCGTCTTGTCTGTTCCGCAGCAATCAGCGTTGAACCACTCCCCGCAAATGGGTCAAGCACCAGGTCATTGGCTCTTGATGAGTTGTTGATGGCGCGTGTAATTAATTCAATTGGCTTCATCGTTGGGTGTTCCTTGTTCGACCGTGGCCGTGGAACTTCCCAAACGGAGTCTTGTTTGCGATCAGGTGGTTCTTGGTGCGCGGCCCCAGGGGTCCAACCGTAGAAAATGCTCTCGTGGCGGTAGTGATAGTCGGCTCTGCCCATAACCAAGGCATCCTTTACCCACACAAGCGTGTGTCGCCAAACTTGTAATTCGCTGAGCGGAATGCTGAAGGCTTGGAACAAGTTACCCGATGGGGCAGCCACATACCAGCAAGCGCCAGGCTTTGTGTAAGTAACCATTGCGTTGAATGATTGACGCAAGAATTCCTCCAGCGCTCCAATGTCTAGATTGTCGTTTTCGATGGTCATTCCGCCCTGGCCAACATAAGACACGCCGTAGGGTGGATCAGTCCAAACTAGATCGACCTGGTCCTCGCCCAACAAGCGTTCGTAGGCCCCCACTTCGGTTGCATCGCCGCAAAATAGTAAATGTTCGCCCAGTTGCCAAAGGTCGCCGTGTTTTACTTTTGCTTCGGGTTCAAGCGGTATTTCATCCTCATCGATGGGTTCAGGTGCAATGACCTGCGGCATTTCAAATCCAAGAGCCTCGATATCAATGTCCGCATCGTGCAATTCCATAAGTTGTTGCGCCAAAAGCGTGTCATCCCACTCGGCCAACTCAGCGGTTCGGTTATCGGCTAGGGCGTAAGCGCGAGCGGTTTCCATATCCCAGTCAGCAGGAGCCACGGTTACATCGATGTGGTCCCACTTCAGGCTTTTGGCCGCTTCAAGCGTTCCGTTACCTGCCAGCACAAAGCCGTCAGTTGTTATAACTATAGGTTTGCGTTGGCCAAACTTTGTAAGACTTGTGCAAATTGCATCCAGGTTCTTTTGGGAGTGCGTGCGTGCATTCCGTGGGTCAAAAGATAAATCTGAAATCAGCCTTCTCGTTACTTCCATTGCTCGCCTTCTTACTTAGTTAGGTTCAACCTTGCATCTAATAGATCATCAATGCTGCTTAGTAGTAATTCTTTCTTTTGATGGGATAAGCGATTGCCGTAGCGATCTACAAGCATCTCTCTAATGTTGCGCAGCGCTTCATCAATCTCCGCAACTGTTACTTCTCCTTCAATAACAATCATGGCATTGATATTACTATGTCTTTCTCCCTGCGCGTCTTTCCGCGAGCGCGACCACATCCTGTTCACGATAATAGACATTGCGACCCGCTTTCTCTACCCATACAAGTTGTTTTCGATGTTGTAATTGCCTGAGGTTGTTCATTGTAATATTCAATCGAGTGGCAACCTCCTGGGCAGAGAGCAACCCTTCGCTTACCATCCTGGACCCTCTGCTCGGCTAACTTGAGCCTGACCGCGAGAAACAGCAGCACGCTGAACCTTGGGAACGATGCCAATGTCAGTAGCAGTGATTTCCAAAGCGGTCTTATCAACTCCGTCACGCCCCTTAAATGTTGATTGTTTCATTGATCCCTGAACTAGAACGCTGTCGCCTTTGCGCAAAGCATCGACATAAACTTCGCCTTTATCGCCCCAAGTTGTTACTCGAAACCAAATGGTCTCGCCTTCGACCCATTCATCACCTTTGCGCTCGCGTGGAGTGTGTGCCAATGAAAAGGTTACAAGCGCGGTATCACCGCGCCCTGTCTTTACATATTTCAACTCAGGATCAGACCCGAGGTTGCCTTTGATTGTTACTGGAATGCTCATAGTTTTCCTTCCTTTAGGTCTGTAATCTTACCGTCATTCTGTAATATTACAAGGCGACCGTCAGGTAATTGCATCGGCGTGTTTTCAGGTTCATCCCAAGAAGCAACCATCCATCCTTTGTCTGCTGCAAAAGCAGGGCGCAGATGGATCGACTCGGTTCCAAGGTTGTGGCACTCGTGGTGGACATACATCAAGTTGCTGACTGAGTCTTTGCCGCCCCTGGACTTCAGTTTGCGGTGGTGGAGCGCCATAGACTCAGAAGCGGGTCGGCCACACTTTTCGCAGTAGCCGCCCGCTCTCTGAATTACTAAGTCAACGATCGCTTGTTTAATCGTCATCCTCATCGTCTTCCCACTCGGTGGGATCAACGCTGGGATGATCAACGCGCAAAGGAAGGCCAAAAGGGGAGTCAAGACTCATCAATACCAACCTCCGCGTAAATCGGGTCCTGCTTGCTTTTTCCAAAAGGCCCAGGCATTGCAGGGAGTGCCATAGCGCTTGTAAATATACCGAAGGCCAGCATCAATTTGGATCTGCGGGTCTTTTGGCTTGAAGGGAAACTTGTAATTGCCCCAGGTAGATGGCAAGAATTGAGCAATCCCAAAAGCCCCTGAGGACTTATTGTGGGCGGTTGGCCGCCAGTTGCTTTCTTTCATCCACAAATCATGCAGACACTTGAATTCGCGTTTCGGGTTGAGCCACTTCGACTCAACTTTCATCGCTGCATAAGCCTTGGGCGACATGATCTTAATCTTTTGTGCCTGGGTTAAATGCGGCGCTTGCGCTTCTGCTGGTGCTGCTGCCACGAGTCCTACCGCTAAAGCGGCTGCTAAGAGAACTCGCGCTCCCAACTTAACGGACTATTCCTTCTGCCCCTTTCGACAGACTTCGCAGAGTTGTTCTCCATAATGCCACGCACCATACGCGCAGCGTTTCAACATTTGATCCATTTTCAGTTCCTCTCGGTTCGGGAATGGGTCGGGATTATTTTACCTGTAATGCTCGAGTCAGCGGCCCATCAAAAGATTTGCCGTGGGCCTTGCCGCTTGGCTCAACCAATACAATTTCGCGCTGCCACTTAGCGTGTCCGAAGTCCACAAAGCGGTCGTAATCGTGGACTGCCTCAATCGCGTTGTCGTATTTGCGTGAAAAGGTTACCGATCCATCCTCAACTACCTGGATCATGTACAGATTGCCTTCAGTCATAATGCCTCTCCTCCGTGTAATTTATCGTGTGACCGCATTTTGCGCATTCCACATCGTTGTCGATATTGCCCCAATCATCGGTTGAAAGAGTCTCCTCCCAAACCGCATCGCAAGTCTTACCTTCCTCATCGCAAGTTGAGCATCTTTCTGCGCAAACAATCTCGCGATCAACCTCGACCGAGTAAATGCCCGATCCCATCATGCTGAACCCTGGACTCATTTGCCCACCACCCGATCAATCATGGCGCTGCACGATCCGTAGCCGAGTGCGTTGCCGTGTTCGGCCCCGACATAGCAAAGATCGCGGGTTGCGTATGCGATCAACAGTCCAAGAACAACCGCTGGTATCAACACAAACGCCACAAACCTACGGCGGCGATAAACAGGTGCGTTGTTCATTTGTCTTCCTTCCCTCTCGCAAAGACCACCGATTTGACGGTCGTTGTTAATCCATAGGATGCCATGGCATCGGCCACTTGTAGCCACACGGCTTGCCGCATCAGGGCATTTTTGTGCGATTTAGACATTGGCAGGTCGGTGCGTTCCTCGCCGATCAAGCCGTCATAATTGATCTCAATCTCTACTTTGAATTTATGCATCACGACCTCCAGGTTCTTGTTTCGTAGTTGGTTAGGATCAAATAGCAATTGAAGGCTCTATCCCAAACGGTCTGCGTTTCGCAGTTTTGCGTGGTCAAATATGCGCGGCAAAGAAGCACCGCCATAAAGTTGTCGACCCAGTAGGCATAGCGCCAATGAAGCATCGGGGCTGGATCAAAGCGATTAATCTGCTCGATCCAATGGCCGCCCCAGGGCATCGAGGTGTGGACCAGGTTCTCGAAGTCCTCCTCGATCATGTGCAGTTTTATTTCGCTCATTTATTTACCAGGCTTGCGTGTAGATCAGCGCAAGGGATGCAGACCCAGGTGATTATTTGCTCGCCGTTGTCGTATTTATACCAACGGCCCACCAGGGTTTTGGTTGTGCGCCCACACATTGGACATTCGTTCATTACTTTGCCTCCTCATATTTGATGACTCGCGCTTCCACAATCTCTGCAACGCTGCCAAACATAGTGTTGTTGTCGACCGAGATTAGCGCTGTGGTTTGGTCGAACTCGTTGCGCAGATCAATTCGCACATCAATTAAGTAACCTGGGTTAGTAGCAATGGCTTCGGTTAGAAATCTGACCAGCGATGCTGCATTGCGCTTGCTCATCTTTGTAGCGACCGTTGTAGCCGCATCTAGTTTCACTTGATTTGTCATTGTTTTGCCTCCGCTCCTGTCTCTTACAACAATTCCTGGATTGCTGCGATTAGAAAAGCCTCGCTGCAAGTGTCGCTCATCTTGATTGAGCGGCTGACCCCTGATCGTTCAAACTTGTAAAGGGTGATTTGGTTGTCCTCAACCGCAACTCGAACTCCCTCTGCAAGGTAGCGATCGTTGCTCTTTGTAAACTTCACTCCAAGTTGCCCTGGCTTCCAAAGATCCGCTCCGCCGAAGTCGTTGTCCTGTGGCACATCGATCTCGCCGCTCATTGCGATTTCAACTACCGCGTTTACGATCTTGTTGTCTGTTGCTGTGTACATTTTGCGCCTTCTTTCGTTTGGGGGGCTTTCGCCCTGGTAAGACATACCTTCCCGTAAATTCAAAGTTAGTGCAAGTATTTATGCCACTTATTTCTACTATTTTTTATTTATTTTTCACGCGTGTCGGGCCAGGATTAGAACACTTGTTCGGATTTACCGAGGCCACACGAGGCCGACACAGCCTCGAACGGACCAGGGGTAGGGGTAACGGCCCCAGGCTTTATGCCGCCCCGCACAAAGGCACACACGGCCTAGTCCTTTCCCTCGGCGCAGTTGAAGCAGATCGGTTTGCTATAACCCGCCGCCTGGTAATTCCAGTAAAAGGATCGGCCGCATTCCGTGCATTTCATTATTGAGCCTCCTGCTTTATTTGATCCGCAATGAAAAGCCGCGCTTCTTTATAAGTTCTGAAGTCCTCGATGTGATTGCTTCCAAGTCCAACGGTCCACCAGCCGTTGTCTTCCATGCGGACTGCGTAATAACGCCCCGACTGATAAGAACCCGCTCTGATCCGTTTCATGATTTCACCAAGCACAGTCCCAGGATGTGTCGGCTGGCGATCTCCGCCTTGGCCGCAGCCTTGGTTGGCGCATCCTCGATCACAAAGTTGTCGAACCAGTCAGGGACCCAGGTTCCGTTGATCGGCTGGCATTCGGATCGGTGGTAAACATCCCAACCATCCTCGTGCTTCCAGTAGATCAGGTCGCAGCATCTTTTCATTTACTTTGCCTCCAAAGTTGCCATCAGTTGTTTCATCTGCCGAGCGATGTAATGGATGTCGTTTGCGGACTTGCGGCAGCCATCTTTTAAGGCCTGATCAAGTTGCACATACAGCACATACTCAATTTGCGTTTCAAGAGCGTGCATAAATCTTTCCAGTTGTTGATCAGTCAGTTGCACGATCTTGGGCGAGCGGTGGCCTTTGTGAACAGGCGTTGCATTTTCCATTGCGGTCCACAAACCATCCCAATGATCATCCTCAGAATTATTTGCGCAGGTCTCTCTTAGCGGAGTGAACTCTTGGTAGACCTTGTTAGTCATTTTGATTGAATGCATCAGATTGCCACTCCCATCTTTTCTGCCATGGCCTCGGTTATGACTCCGCCCAATTCTAGGTAGAGTTTCTTTGCCGCTTTGTGCGAG